CGATGCGCCCTGAGCCATGCTCCTGCCCCCTCCATTAGCTATTGCGAAGACCCTCACGCCGGGGTAAGTCTTGCGAAACCATGCCACTAACCTGACCTGCTGTAAATGTTCGGACTCCATACTAAAAAGGAAGTTCCCACTCCCACAAGGCGCAGCCCCCAGGCTCGGATGCAAATTCTGGTGGCGGTGCCTCGCCAAACTCGGCGCAAACCCCGTCGGGCCTGTAATAGTCGCAAGTATGACAAACCCTCGGCGGCTCGGCTTTTAAGGTGGCGCGGTAGTGTGTAACGATTGCGGGTTCAGGGTGACGGGTATTCATTGGTTCCATGTCCTTTTTAGTACGGTAAAAAAACGGCCTTCTCTTTTAAATTCAATTTGTGCCGGTGGCTTCCCCTCGGTCATCTGCTGGGCCATCTGATGTAAGTCAACGGCGGCATAGTCCAGCGTCACGCCTGCTCGGTGGGCAATGTCGGCCAGTAGTCGCCTGCTTTTTTCACCGGCATACCCGTCGTGCGTCACTGCCAGGTACTCGGTCACTGGTGGGTCTGACAGGCCGCCATAGTACGTCAGGGAGAGCATCTCCCGGCCACTGGCGCGACTGATATGCTTACGCCATGTCCAGGCGGTCACATCCATGTCGGTGCCGTCTTGCCCCATTATGTCGTCGTTTCTAAGCGACATAACTGCCTTCACCGGCTCGGGGAATGCCTCACCACAAGCCGGGCAGACCCTCACCGATAAGGCGCAAATTTCCTGACAGTGGTCACACACCTTTACCGGCGCTTCGCCCTGTTTATCGCCCTTCTTTGGTGGTGGCCTAACGGCTGTTATTGGCCCATGCTGCTCAACCACTCCAGCAAAGTCCAACACTAGGCAATCCGTCTTACCCGGTGCTATCCGTAGGCCACGACCTGCCATTTGCACATATAGGCCCGGACTCATCGTAGGGCGCAGCATAGCCACTAAATCAATCCCAGGTGCGTCAAAGCCGGTCGTGAGTACATTGGCATTGGTTAACGCTCGGATGCGTCCCTGCTTGAAGTCGGTCAGGATGCGGTCACGCTCGGCGCTCGGCGTCTCGCCGGTCACGCATTCGGTGGTGATGCCTTGCGCCTGCAATGCGGTGGCAATGTGCTGGGCATGGGCAACCCCAGCGCAAAACACCAGCCAGGACTTGCGGGTATGCCCCAGGCGCACTATCTCAGCGGCCACCTTTCGGTTCTTATCGGTGGTGTCAACCGCTGCCTGTAACTCAGCTTCAATGTACTCTCCACCACGCTTATGCACCCCGTCCACCTCCAGCTTAGTGGCGGTCAGTTTGCTGCGTAAGGTAGATAGAAACCCCTTGTGAATCAATTCCTCAATGCTGACCGGCTCAATCAAGGCGTCAAAGATAGCGGGCTTGTCGGTGATGTAACCGTGGCCCAGGCGGTAGGGGCTGGCGGTCAGGCCCACGATCCGCAAGTTCGGATTAATTTGGATCAAATCGGATAGCAACATCCGATAGCCGCCCTCATCCTTGTGGCTCACTAAGTGGGCCTCATCAATGATAACCAGGTCAACGTGGCCTATTTCCTTGGCCTTGGTTCGCACCGACTGGATGCCTGCAAAGGTTATCGGTTCGCCCAGTTCCTTCTGGCGCAACCCGGCGCTGTAGATTCCCATCGGCGCATTCGGCCAGTGCTGGCGCATCTTGTTGGCGTTCTGCTCAATCAATTCCCGGACATGGGTAAGCATCAGAATGCGCGTCTCCGGCCAGGATTGCAGCGCGTCCTTGCAGAGTGCCGCGATGATGTGAGACTTGCCGGAGCCGGTGGGCAGCACTAGGCAGGGGTTGCCCTTGTTGCCTGCTTCAAACCAGGTGTAGAGTTGGTCGATGGTGCGGGTTTGGTATTCTCTCAACATATGCGGCCATCCCATTCCTTCCGCAGCGCCATGACCTGCGGATCAGCAGCCACGCAGGCGGCAGTGTTAGCCAACAGTTCTTTGCTGCCATAAACGCCCTCACCCGGCTCACCATTGGCAATGCCTTGGCCGTCAATCTCATAGACTGCAACCCAGTCAGACGGCCCCTCTAGGCGTTTCCAAGGCACCAGATCAGGATGGATAACGTGGCTCTCGCAGCCTGTAATCTGCGCGTCAGTCGGCACGATGGCGTCCCACTTGGCGCAGTGCCAGGTTGAATCAGACAATGGCGTGATGTGGGCGCACGTTCGGCAGTTGACCTGCTTTGTGGTCTTGCTACCGTGGCAAAAGTCATGCCCAGCGCACATACGGCATTCAAACCAAGTCGGATCAACGCTTATCGGCGGTGGCAGGCGGTCAGTCAGCGCCAGCCGCTGGCCCTTGTCGATTGCCTTCACCGCATGGTCACGGTCATACTCCAGGCGCTCGGTGTAAATGCGGTCATCGTCTTTGCAGACGGCAACATACAAGGCACGTTTCAACTCGGTGCCGTGCATATACACTTGGCATTGAGTGAAATGCTGGGGCTTACTCTTTGCCACGCCATTCTTTTCCAAATCATTAAATGACTTGAGACTGTGGGTTTTAAACTCCAAGACGTGTTCCGTTTTTGGCGCACCAGGTACGCCCTTACCAATACCGTCTAGACTACCCGATACGTGGCTGCCAAAGTCCACCCGGCGCTGGGTTCCTGACACGCTCATTCCGATAGCGCGGAGATCGCTGATGATTTGCGCTTCCTCATTGAAGCCACGCCTGAACAGTCGCAGGATCCTGCCTTGGAACTTCTCAACCACTGCCCAGCGAAACGACAGCCAAAGCCAGCGTTCACAATGATGGCCTAGCGTAGAGCAGCCCATATGGGCGCGGGGCTTCTCAGTCCGGGCTTCATGGGCTTGATCGATCAGGGATGTGATGGTAATATCTGGTTCTGGTATTTGCACGTTGTTACTCCTGAAGTTGTTGCTATATTGACCCCGCCGTTAAAAGCGGGGTCTTTTTTTACTTCTTAGCCCACGGTGGCGCAGACTTCGCCGCTGCAGCAGCCGCAGATGGCCCAACTGCTTTGAAGGGTGCAACCGCAGCCGGTGTCACGCCGCCTAAGGCGCGGTAGCCTTTGATCTCATTCCCGGCGTACTCGCCCGTCTTGACCAACAGTTTGATGCCCAAGTTGCCGCCGATCAGTTGGTCGGTGTCAGTCACCTTTGCCAAACCAATGGCTCGCATGATCTCGCCCAACTGCTGGCGTCCGATCTCTTCCGCCTTGGTGCTGGCGTTCTTGATGTTGAGATTGCCGAATACCACGCGCCCCTGATGCAACGGGCCGGTAATGGTGTACTTGCAGGCAATGTACTTGCCGTCGCCTGCCTTCGTGGCCTTGATCTCAGCGCCGGTAATGGTGGAGTTGTACCAGCCCTCTGGCAAAGGTTCAAAATTTCCGGTGTTGCCAACGGGGAGGGTGTCGAGGGTAAATTCTTCGTCGAGAAAAGCCATGATTATTCCTTTGTAATTGAAAAAGTGGGGCGTCCAGGGGTGGACGTAATGGCACCAAGCAGAGGCCCGGTCACGGCTTCAGCAGCCGCACCCCAAGCCTTTGCATTGATTTCTGGTTTCCACCTAAAAAGGCTGGAAAGATGTTCGGACAGACCGGCTTCAGCGGCCAACATTTGGAGTTTGTCAGAGTCGATCTTCTTATTGATTCTGCCTTCCATCTTGATCTTGTAGCCATCAACCTGATGGTTGACCGTGCCATCCAAGTCTTTGGGAAGGTCAAAATCCTTGACCATTTGGTCTTCCAGTTCCCGGCGCTCGGCAACTGCCGTGGCTTCTAATTTTTTGGCGTCAAGCCAGCGTTGATAAAGTGTGTTCATTGGGTGTACTCCAGTGCTTGCAGTTTGCTGATCTTTTCGTTGATTTGGTAGATTGACTTTGCAAAATCATCTTGCGCTTTTTGTTTTAACGCCTGCAAGGCTGCGATCTTTTGGGCGGTAGGATCGTAGTTTTCAGGCGCGTCAAACTCAACTTCTTGTTGACCGACATAAGTGCGGTCTTCGGTGTCATCCATCTTGAATGAGGCAATTCTGTATTGCCCTTCTTCTTCCCACTCAAACTTTTGATAATGGACATGGGCCATGATTTTGATCTTCATGCCACACCCCCGATTTTGTTGATGATCTCGCCAAGGTCTGGCGCTTCCCAGGTTCCCAGCTTGCCTGACCGATCCTTGGCAAGCCACAGGCCGTCGCTGTCGCACATCAAGGCGCGTTGGGTGTTACCCTCGGCGTCCTTCTCGACCCGCAACGCCAGCACTTCATCGAAAAAGTAAGGCAGCGCCTGCCCGGTCTTGATACCCGGCATTGATGGTGAATACAGCACCCGGCCCATTTCATCCTGCGTCTTCTCCAGCTTGGCGGTCATCAGAACA